ATCGAAAGTTTAGGGTATAAATGCACAGACGAACAAGCAGAAGAAGTTTTGTATCTCGCAGAAAATAATCACGATGCCACAGTAGGAATAAATTGGGAAGTTTTAGAAGAGTGGTGCGAGTATGTTGGACTTCAACGAAAAGAAGAACTAGAATGACTGTACAAGAATTAATAACGTCTCTACAAAAGATAGAAGACAAGCAAAGAAAAATTGAATTCACTATTCGTGACCCATCAGGGATTCAGTATTCAAATACGAACAATCTATTTATCAATACTAAAGATGAGAATTTTGAATTATTCACATTTTCACTTTTACTAACAGCAAAAGGTAGGTATTAGACATAAAGTCGAATATGTAAACAACGGAGAGGCTTTTGTCTCTCCTTTTTTTTTATATGAATTAGAATTTTCTTGCATATGTAAATACAATGTATTAACTTGCAGAATAATTACTAAAATCTAATACAATGTCAAACAAAAAAACACCTTTTGATTTTAAGGTAACACTTATTAAGAAGAAAAACGAATATGCTTACGAGTATACTTGCCCTACTTCAATTACAACAAGCGTTAAGCATACTTTTTCGCCAAATGAACTCGATGATGATGCACCAGCTTTTGTAGAGAACTGTCGAAAAGCCTTCGAAAAAAGTCTTAAATTTGATTCATCAAATCTTTAAACTATGGAAGGACTTATAGTTTACAAGGTTTACGAGCAAGAAATTGCTGAGACGTATGGAATTTCAACATCATACAAAGGAATTATATTACATGCAACATATGATGAACTTGTCAAAGCATTGGGAGAACCAACTTTCCCTTTGGCAAACTATGACGAGACTGTACAGAAATCATGGGTGTGCAGATGGAACTCTAGCACCTATGAAATCTATGACTTGAACAACTTTGATGAGGAGTATGCTATGAACTATAACAAAAGATGGTACATAAATACTGACTCTCAAGGTGATGCACTTAAATTTGCAAATCAGATTGAAGATTTGATAAACAAAAGAGAATTAAAATCTGAAGAAAATGGGATTAACTAAAAAACTTTTAGATGAACAATACTACAAAGATGCTCAATACGACCTTGAGTATGACGAATACCTTCATTACTTACTTAAAGGGAGTGAAAAAAGCAAGGAGAAAAAAACATTATACAAACATATCAGAACGTTTATTCAGATTACGATGGGAGGTTTTAAAAACTTGCGTACATTTCGGATTAGGAAAGATTCCAAGAGAAGAATTTCTAGAAACAATAGAGGTTTTAAGTTTGCGTTTAGCAAAAAGAGAAACTTATTTTAATTCAATAAGAAAATACATTGGATAGAAACTCAAAAATCAGAAGACTGTACAATACTGAAGCAACTAAAAACAAGGTGTTTTCTTTTGCTGATGATACAGATAACATTATCCTGCCTAGAATTAAGGTAGAGAAAAGAAAAATAGACACTAAATATTTTTACGAGATGTATAACAACTCCTCTGATATTGGTATGCCTATTGAAGATTGGCTTATTGACTTTGCACTAGACAAAGGACTTGTTACGTTATCTGATGCTATGTGCTATACTTTTGCAGTCAGAAAATTAGAAAAAACTAGAAGACGTAAGCCAAAGACTGATCAAGAAGAAGAAAGAAAACAAACTGAGATAGATAATCTCACTAATAAAATCAAAAAACTCAAATTAAAAAATCCAATCAATTTAAATCAAATAAAACATGAGTACATTCAAAAAACTACAAGAACCACTACAGGGTAGTGATCTTATTTTAAGAGTAGGACATCAAGTCGGATCATGGTGCACTTTAATGGTGTATAAAGATGCTAGAGTAGACATGACTAGACTAGATGAAGTCGTGGGTGCTGAAAATTGGCAACGAAGACACTATTCAGAAAAAAACACTTTATTTTGTTCCGTTGGAATTAAAATCAACAACGAATGGGTATGGAAGGACGATGCAGGAGAGCCATCTAACGTACACGAACAAAAAGGAGAGTCATCTGATTCTTTTAAAAGAGCCTGTGTTAATTGGGGTATAGGTAAAGAATTATATGAAGAGCCATACAAAGGTATTAGCTTAACATTAAAAGCTAGTGATTTAGACAAGAAGGGCAAACTAAGTCTATTCGGATGGCAATTAAAAAACAAGATTGAGAACGGAAAGGTTGTCAAGATAGGTGTGTTTGATAAATCAGGGGAACTAAGATTTAGTAAATCGATATGATACAGACAGACTTCACTCAGTACAAATTTCGCTGTTCTTCATTAGGTGTTTTAATGACAGAGCCAAGAAATAAAAAAGACAAGTTATCTAAAACAACTATGTCTGAATTAAAGGAACTACATTCAGAAGCCTTGTTTGGTTATAGACGAGAATTTAGCAACATATACACCAAGAAGGGTAATATGAATGAAGATGATTCGATAAGGCTGTTGTCTGAGATACACGACAGACCATTCGATTCTCTATATACAAAGAATGAGAAGTCATTCGAAAATGAATTTATTAAAGGAACTCCTGACATTCACATTGAAAACGAATTTTTAGGAGATGTAAAGACAAGTTATTCTGATGAAACTTTTCCCATGTATGAAGATTTTAGTGATTTAAAAACATACAATAAAAATTACTATTGGCAGATGCAGGGGTATATGTGGTTAACAGGATTAAACAAAAGCATTTTAGCATATTGTTTAGTCGACTCTGATTTAGAGGTGGTAGAATACGATAAATTCAAAAAAGCTAGAGAACTTAATGTAATAGATTTACCTGAAGAAATAGAGCAGGGTATACATTTAAATCATTCTCCATCACAGAGAATACCATATGACTCAATAAGGGTATCGCAATTCCCTGTAGCATTAAATGAAAACGACATTGAGAAATTAAAGGAAAGGATTTCTGATTGTCGTGAATATATGAACCAGCTTTCCGAATTTTTAAACAACAAAATACAATTAAAATGAGCAATTTCGAAAGAAACCCAGGAACAGTAACAGTTTGGCAAACTTCTAAACGAGATCTAGAAGTAACACCAAATAGACCTGTCATGACAGGAGAATTGAAAACACCAAATGGAGAAACATTGAGTATATCTCTTTGGTGGGCAACCGAAAAAGATAGTGGTGATAAAAAATTAGACAAGAACAACAACCACTACTTAACAGGTAATATACAAGTACCTCAACCACCTAATAAAGGAGGAAACAACAATAGTTTTGATAATACAAACCAAAAAGCACAAGAAATTTCATCATGGGAAATCAATTAAAGGATACTCATGTTTTATTGCGAATCAATCAAAAACAAAAAAGCAAGTGGAAATCAAAAGCTGATTTAGAAAAAAAACCACTTAGTGATTGGATACGCAGTAAATGTGAAAGTGAATAACAGATGTTAATTTTGATCAAGGGGTAGAAATTCTGCCCCTTTATCATCTAAATAAAATTAAATGCAGAAAAAAACAAGAAAGACTGGTAAAGTCATCAAGAGACCATACATATCTAAAGATGAGGTCATGATACAATTAAAAGGTACACTTGATATCAGCGTCTTTAATAAAAAAAACTTACACAAAAGATATAGACCACTGATTGAAGAAAGGGCTCAGTGGTATTATTTTCTTTACAGATACACTAGGCTTAGTTTACAAGAAATAGGAGGCATGTTTAATAAAAACCACGCCACTGTAATTCACTCTATAAATAATTACACTGAAACTCTTCTTTTTTATCCAGGAGATATTACAGACAGACACAATATGCTTACAAGTATATTTGATCCTATCGCTGAGAAAAATCGGTTATACCTGCAAAATCGAAATATAGGAAAAGAAAATGCTATGGATAATGATATTGTCATAATCAAACAACGTGAAATGATTGGCAAGTTAATGCAAGCAAACATCAAATTAATAGAGAGAATAAAAAAGCTAGAAAACGAGGCTAAGAAATGAATGGATTTATAAAGCTAGAGAGGGGAATATTTGATTGGGAGTGGTATACTGAACAAGACACTTCTAGAATGTTTATTCATTTACTCCTGAAGGCAAATCACAAGAAAGCGAAGGTCAATGGCAAAGTTGTAGAAAGGGGTCAAACAATAACTTCTATACCAAGGCTTTCAGATCAATTGTGTATGTCTTTTTTTAAGGTAAGAAAGGCACTAGCTAATTTAAAGCAGACAGGAGAGATTTCAATCGAGACAACAAACAACTATTCCCTTGTAACTATCAGTAAATACAATAAATACCAAGGTTTCTATGACACTACTACCACAGACGAAAAACAGTCTGACGACAGTCAAAACACAACAAACAATAAGGATAATAATGATATAGAAGATAATATAAATATAAGCCAATGGCAAAAAAACTACTTATCCAATCAAAGACTTATAGATTCTGTTTCAAGAGAAAATAAAATGGATATTGAATTTATAAAAAAGGGTTTAATTAGTTTTGTTAAAACACAAATGTCTGTCGACAACATAGAACAATCAACAATTGAATTTAATAGACACTTCCTTAACTATCTAAGAAAAATGAAATCATCTGTAGTCAAAAGTTATGGCAGAGGGAAGTATGATCAAACAGCATATTAATGAGAAACATAATTGAGTGGGAAACAATAGAGCAGTTAACTCAAGGTAAAAGAGGCAAGACCTTAAAAATAGTCTGCCCAAACTGTAAGGATACAAGATCTAACAAAAGAGACAAAGCACTTAGTGTAAATTTAGATAAAGGGTTAGCTAAATGTCACTACTGCGATTCTATATCTTACAGAAAAGATAAATCAAATAATTACAAGAAACAGTATACACTTCCAAAACAAAATTGGAAAAACTATACAAACTTGTCTGACAATCTAGTAAAATATATTGAGGTAAAAAGAAAAATTAAACAGTCTACTCTGAAAGACTTAGGCGTTACACAAGAAAAATATTATCAACCACAATTAGGCAAAGAAACAGAAAACATTGTTTTCAATTACTTCGAACTTAATACTGTAGTAAATAAAAAATACAGAGATTCTAAAAAAAACTTTACACAGTCTAAAAACGGAAAAAGCATTTTTTACAACATAAATTCTATCATAGGGCAGGATGAGGTTTATATTGTTGAGGGAGAGTTTGATGTCCTTGCTATGCATCAGTGTGGATACAAAAACACAATTAGTTTACCGAATGGTGCAAACGACAATGATGATGTATGGATAAACTGCAAGGATTATGTTACTGATGTGAAAAAGTTTTACATATGCACAGACAACGATGCATCTGGAGAAGAAGTATCAGATAAGATAGCACAAAGATTAGGTAGATATAGATGTGTAAGAGTGTTATTTGAAAATAAAGATGCAAATGGAGAACTAATTCAAAACGGAGAAGATGGCATAAAAAAATCCATAGACAACGCTAAATTTTATAAAAGCCAAGGAACATTTACTGTAGATGATTTATACGATGGCATTTTAGAGCTCCACGATCACGGAATACCTAAGACGATATTTCCTAAGTCATCTGCATTCTCAGGACTAGAAGAAGCTTTCTCTGTTTTAAGGGGACAGCTCACTGTTGTAACAGGTATTCCATCACATGGTAAAAGTACCTTTCTAGAGTGGTATATAATGAATCTTGTTCAAGATTACGGAATGAAAGCATCCTTCTTTTCTCCTGAACATCATCCCATGGAACTGCATCAAAGTTTGTTTATTCAAAAGTTTTATGGCAGGAATTTTTGGTATGACACGTCAGGTCTTCCTAGGATAACTAAAAAAGAAATAGAGACATATAAAAAATGGGCTAAAGAAAAAATATATTTAACCTCAACAAAAGATGGTGTTTACCCAAAATGGGATTGGCTCTTAAACGTATTCAAAGAACAAGTCTTTGTTTATGGAATAGATATCTTCGTCATAGATGCTTTCAATAAGCTTGAATTTCAAAACCCTTCTCTTCACGAATTGCAAAACATTAGAACTGTTTTAACCAAACTAACTATGTTTGCCCAAATGAACAACGTCATAATATTTTTAGTTGCACACCCAAAGAAGATGGAAAAGGATGTTGACAACAAATACAAGATGCCAGACTTATACAGCATTAGTGGTAGTGCTGATTTTAGAAACCAAGCACATTCTGGATTTAGTATATATAGACACTTTAGTGATGGTGTAACATCTAAGGGGGATCCTGTTTTTGAAAACCAAGTAGAATTTAGAACTGAAAAAGTAAAACTTAGTTACCAGGGGGAGATTGCAAAGTCTGTTTTGTTTAATTATCACAAGCCAAGTGGAAGATATTATACAGGCGAGGAACCTCCTGTGTATAGACTTGATGAGAACAATCTGTCTAACATAAGTGACATTATTGTTGAACAAGATATTAACAATCTGAAAAACAAAACTTTACAGGATGCCTTTGGAAAAAAAGAAGAAAGCGGTCTACCATTCTAAAAACTATAACGTATATTATGGTTTGAATGCCATGAATTGGTGTTTGAAAAACAAAATCAAAATCAATCCTATCCCAACAAAGGAAGGGGTCTACATAGAAGCTGTTAAGGGAAATAAAGTGCACAGACTTCCAGAGTTATTTAATAACAAAACGGTATCTGACGCTATATTAATGGGTTACATTAGGCTGTATGAATCCTATTGTAAAGACCAAAACCCAATGTTAAAAACAAAAATCGTAAAAGACATTTAAGAAAATCTAATTTAATAACTTTATATAAGAGTATATGGAACAAACAGAACACATAACAAGATACTACGAGAGATTACATGCAGAAAGACAGCATGAAGACTTCAGCGTTCAAGAAGAAATCAATTGGATAATGCTGAATGGTGAAACGCAATCAGAAATAATAGATTGGCTATTATGTTTTGATGCTACACTTAATATGGATATCGATAAGAAATCTACTAAAAGTTTTAAAGAAGAGGTTAGAAGATATTCTAGGGCGATATACAGGGCAATAAAAAAGGTAGATCAAAAGCTTGGGGAAGATTTTCTCAAGGCACAAGACAAAGAGTGACAAAGCGTGATATTTATATAAACTATATATGTAATAAGTTGAGGGACACAGTAGATAATTTACAAGAGTCCTTATACGACACGGACAAGTCAGCTCCAATTCAAAATGCCAACGAAATAATCTCAATAAGCTATACAATAATGAACCAACTAGAAGAGCAATGAGATTAACTGAAGATCAAAAAAAAGAGCAAGAAGATTACAACAAAGAAGTAAAAGAGGAAGCACTTTACTTGTATAGAGGTGGTATGAGCAACATCTCTAAAATCACTAGAACACTCATGTCACAGGATTATAAGATATGGGGAACAAACACATTCCCAAACTTCAGGAGGGTTGTAGAGAAAATTATAAGACAGAACAAGCTAGAGTCAGAACAACCAAGCTTGTTTGAAGAGTGTAATACAATAGGAATTGATGCTTCTACTGTAAAACACGCATGGTATAAAGGGAAACATTGGTCTATAAACTTTAAGCCTGATACTACAGGTCCAACTTTTGACCAGATGTACGATGACCATTTAGAGTCACTGTCAAACCATACTTATCAGTATGAACCCATTGTGCGTGAAAAACTAACAGATCCACACCTTTTGGTTATTGATCCTGCTGATGTTCACATAGGTAAATACGCAAATACATTTGGAACTCATGGAGAATACAATCAAAACATAGCAGTTTCACGTGTTAAGGAGGGTATTGAGAAAATTTTAAAGTACACACAGTCTTTCGAGATAGATAAAATATTGTTTGTGGGGGGTAATGACATACTACATACGGATGATACCAGGAGAAGAACTACAAAAGGAACTCCACAAGACACAGATGGTATGTGGTACGACAATTATCTCACGGCAAAGCAGCTCTATATAGACTGTCTAGAAAAGCTTATAAATATTGCTGATGTTCACTACGTATTTAATCCGAGCAATCATGATCATATGGGTGGATTTTTTTTAAGTGATATGATACAGACGTGGTTTAAAGAGTGTGATAACATAACTTTCGATGTTGATATGACAGACAGAAAGTATTTTCTTTATGGTAGTAACTTAATAGGTACCACTCACGGTGATGGTGCAAAGCAAAACAACCTTGGTTCTTTGATGACTATAGAAGCTAAAGATATGTGGGCAAAAGCAAAACACACGTACTTTTATGTGCATCATATACACCACAAAACATCTAAAGACTACATAAACGTGACTGTTGAATCGTTAAGAAGTCCATCGACATCTGATTATTGGCACCACAAAATGGGATATAAAAGCCCAGAAGCTGTAGAGGGATTCCTACACCATCCTGATAATGGTCAAGTTGCTAGATATTCATGTATATTTGACAAGTAATGATAACTGTAATATCAATATCGTTTTTTATAATGTCAATAGGAATACTTCTTATAGGTGTAGCATTAATATTAGACGTAACTAAAAATGAAAAAAAATGAGTCAAGAAAAACAAAGTCGATTAGACAAGATGGAGAAGGACGTAAAAAACCTAACTCTAGCGGTAAACAACACACTAAAACACATCCAACACCTAAACAAAGCAATCGGTGGGATGCAGATGATTATGGAAAATCTTCCTGGAATAGAGGACGCAATAGCCAAAGCAAAAGAGGAAATTACACAGAAAGATACTGGGAAGAAGACTGAAGAAGAAAAGCCAGAGCTGACCAATGAGTGATAGTATAAAGAAATGGCATGAAATGCAAGAAGAAAAAGATAGACAAAACACTGTCGTTGATCCAATTGTAGAAGATGTTATATCTAAGATGAGATCTAGGAGTGAGGTTGGTATTAAAAAGTATGGTACCACACTACACAGTAGTCCTGATGGATTCTATGCCTTTCTAAATCATCTACAGGAGGAGCTCACCGATGCCATTCTATACATAGAAAAACTAAAGAAACAAAAATGATGGACTTTATAAACTTCCTGATTTGGCTTTGTTCGTTTGTATGTATTATCTATATTGTTCGCATATTATTTTACAACAACCACGATTTATACTAATGAGAACTAAGGCAGGTGTATTTAGGAAGGACTCTTATGATCTGAACAATGATTCTGCTATATCTAAGGTGCAAAAATATCTCCAAGATAATGGGTTTAATGTAGAGGACAAGCAAGTGGAAGACTACGACATCGACATTATAGCAAATAAAAATGGTATAAAGTACAGAATAGAGGTGGAGGTTAAGAACACTTACTTTGAAGATGAAGGGACATATCCTTTTGACACTGTATCTTTTTTAGGAAGAAAGAAAAAGTATAGTGATCCTGGAATGTTCTACTACTTTTTGCTGTCAACAAAGCACAATAGTTTTTTGTATTGCGAAAGCGATATAATATATAAAGAGAAACACAAGGAAACTGCAACCGTAAACACTTCGCAGCGATATGGTGAAGATTTGTTTTACAGGGTTCCAAAAGAACTTTGTAAATTTAGACAATTTTAATATGTATGCCATTAGATCCAAAACGAGTTGTAGTAAACAGACTTCCTTTCAACGGAGAATATCCTTTACTTTCTGAATTGGTAAAAACTATTGACGAGAAAGAAGGATCTGAACACGGCTACTATTACATAGACATGGGCAAGACAAAAGTGTCTGGCACAAAACAAATACTTGTAACTAGGTTTGCTGAAAACATAATACTATGGTTATGTGATTTATTTAAAATTACTGTAAAGCAAGCCATATATCTTGAAGGTGCTTTTTCTGGATTAATATTTGAATACTACATGTTACTATATGATTTAGAAATTGATGGAGTATCTAGATATGTTTGCCTAACTGATGAAGCTCTGATTGAAAACTTAGATCCAATACTGTACCCAGAAGTGTTTTGTGAAACTTTAGATCAAGCACAGTTTTATTTTATTAATGTTGCAGTTATTAATAACATAATAGATATATACGAAGAAGACGATAGATACGATGATTAGACGTTATAAAAAAGGAAAACAAAAGACCAGAAGTACAAAGGTCACGATGGATGGAATTCAATTTGCAAGTAAATTAGAGCTCCACATGTATAAAGTACTTAAAAAGATGAAGGTACCATTTACTTACGAAGGACAGACGTATGTGATTGTAGATGGATTCTTTTCTGAGAATGTATCTTATGAGAAGACAAGGCTACAGAAAGAGCTGCACAATAGAGGAGAAAAAAAGATCCTTCCGATTAAATATACGCCAGACTTTGTGGATAAAGAGTATCCTCCTAGGTTTATTATAGAGTGCAAGGGTAATCCTAACGAGGCTTTTCCTATGAGATGGAAGCTATTCAAAAAGTTTTTGCACGATCAAGACATTCAGGCACAGTTATTTATGCCAAGAAACCAAAAAGATTGCGAAAAAGTTGGTGAGTTATTGAAAGAAATTTTGTAGATTTGATTGAATATTTCACTTAATTAAATTTATAAAGACAGGAAACTGACTTTGTTATTAGAACTTTATCCATATTCATTGTTTGGATTTTTGTTTGACAGAGAAAAGAGGGAGCGACACACGTGATCGTTCCCTTTTTTTATTCTAGCTTACCTTTAGATAAGTCATTATATATAGACCATGTTCTTCCTGGTATCCTTCTTCCTGCTTTTATAGACATTTTTATAACCATTGATCTATCTTCACCACTTAAGTCTGGTCCATACCACTTGTATATTTCACGTGCTTGTAATTCTGAATTGTTTTCGTATGCTATATCAAAGTACTTTTGATTTACATCTCTGTTCTTCATATATCTTGTATACCTTCTCAAATATACAGCTCGCATTTGTGGAGGAAAGGTTTCTATTATAAAATCTCGGACTTCTTGTGGAAGTACAGTTGCTTTATCAAGCTCACCATTTTTATTTAGTCTCTTGATCATGGTGTATACCTTTTGTTCATTGTTGTAGATATCAGACTTTTGTCTTAATAACTCTATTTGTCTGTCGTTTACTTCCTCGTAAGATTTTATATTTGGATTTGTTGTTCTCTTTACTTTAGCAGAAACGTCACTTGATATAGTTTTTATAAATTCATCAACTGTTTGAGTTCTAGAACCCCATTCGGTTGGTATAACATTAGCTACTCCATATATCATAGACATCAATAGATTAGTCTTTGGGTTTGTGACTATCTTTTCTAATGCAGCCTGAGATCTGATAGGTGAAACACTTAAGCCCATTCCAGCTAAACCTTGAGATACAAATTTATATAGATTGTTTACTTTATCATTTTGTAAGCCTTCGTATTCTGGAAGCACGTCTTCAGGACCAAAGTATATTTTCTTGTCAAAGAAAGTATCTTCATTTCCGATATATGTAAGAGCTGCCGAAACTGTAGGTATTCTAGCATCAAGATCATTTAATGATATTGGCATTGCTTTTTCAAAAGCGTCTTTAGTAGTCTCAAGATCAAACTCTATGTTTAAGCCATATTTTTCATTTAAAATGGCTAGTCCAGCCTGATTACCTAAAGTTGCAACCATAGCTGTTGCTGGGTTTCTTCTGATTCTGATATATTCTATATTGCCATCTTTGTCTAAACCTGTTGGTATCAATGTGTACTGTGTTTTTTCCCATGTACCAGTATCGTCAATGAATTTCTTCATCAATTTTTTAGCTTCATCTTCATCATTTCCAGCTAGTCCTTGTATTATCATATAGGATATAGCTGGAGTTGCTCCTGCAAACAGTAATGCTTGAGCATATTTAACGGATGTAATCTTTGAATCTTCTTGAAATGCATCTGCAACCTTTCTGGTTCCCTGAAATGCTGCGTTTAAATATGGTGCTACCTTATCTATGCCTTTTATAGTGTTTCCTCCCTCTGAGAAGTTTATAGTATTTCTGGCTGCTAATGCTGCTTCGTGCATTATGTCTTCTAAAGCCTGTCCTGTTGGATTAAGACCATGTGCCTTAACGTATTCTTTTAAAAGGTTGCTTTTTTGTTTTTGATATGCAGCTAATCTAAACGTAAGTTCAGAAGTTTGTCCAATATATGAAAGGGCTTGTCCTAATCTTAAAGCAATTTTCTGTCCTGTATTTTTTAATCTACCATATTCTTTTCTTCTCTGTAAGTCTTTGATACCTTCTCTAGAAAGATAGTCCATGGATCCCCCATGCATTGCAAATTCTTTATAGAGTTGATCAAATGAAGAACTAGAACCTAACACTTCAGTAAACTCAGTCATGTCAGATCTCATCTTTCTTGCAGCAATAGTAATTGCATCAATCCCTAATTCTAACGCTGCCTTAGGAAGAAATGCACTATATATTTTGTTGTTTAGTAGGATGTTGCTGAAATCCATAGGAGCTGCTGGCAATACAAACAAAGGGTTCCCTATTGTAGCCATGTATCTTAATGTTCTTGCACCAAGTAACCAATCGAACTTCCAAGTATCTATCAGTTGCATTGCTTTAGTATAGTTCTCTGGCTTTATGTCCAACATTTGTCTTGCCATTTCGGTGTTCATAACAATGAACTTAGGATTTCCTTTGTCATAAAACTTTAATACCGAAGTACCCTTAGGTCTGTTTTTATCTCTATCTGATTCGTGCTTATATTTAAGCCTATATACAGGCTCACTTGCCTTGTCTACAGTCCCCCTGGTATCTCCAACTTTAACTTTACCTATTACTGGGTTGTCATATATAAGACCATCAAACGCTTCTTTGTTATTTTCATATGCATCGTTAAAGGCTGACAACATTTTATTTGCAAAGACTTTGTTTTGTGTAACTGCTGTGTGCATACGAAGCAACCAACGCACATCGTTTATAATCTCCTGAGAGTTTTGATCAGTTAAACCTTTTATATCCTGCTTGCTTAGACCATACTTGAGCATAATATGATCAAATTGTTCTCCATCGTATAAGGCTTCGTTGTCTTGTACAATGTTTTGTATTGCAAGCATAGGACTGTACTCTACATCTTTGAACCTCAAGTAAGTTTCTTCATCTATTCTACCTGCTTTGTACAACAGTTTTAAATTATTAGAGAAGCCATCAAATACTGCGGTTGCTCTTTCCATTAACTCATTAAACTTACCTTCTCCTATCTTATCCTGTAGGCTATTTAATATTCCTTGAGCAACATTTCCGTCTATTCTTACCTCTTCTCCTTTTTCATTGAGACCAACTCTATCATATGCAGTGTCACCTCGCCTAGCTCTATTTTCATTAATAGAGATAACACGTCTTAACTGCACTATTTTGTTTAAAGTGTCCTCATCTTTAGCCTTTAATCCTTTAAATGCCTTTTCATGATACTCATCAAATTGTGCTGCTGCTGCACCATTAGATCCTTGTGAAGTCTTCATTACGTTATAAGCTCTAATAGCCTCTTTACTACCCTCACCTTTTAAAAACTTACCTATCTGTCTTTGTCTATCAAAAGTGTTTCCTAAAGATCGACCAATTTTTCCCATCAAGGTTTTCTTAGGCTTAGTTAATTCAGCTGCTTTCTTCGCACCTCTATCGTATAAGTCATCAAATGCGTTAATCTGTTCTTCAGTAGCCCTTTGTAAAAGTGTTATAGTTTCTTGTGGTGCTACTTCTTTTAAAGTACTTGTTGGTTGACCTCCCATTGCTGCACGTGCTGCCTGTGACTTACCCCTTTGCCCTAGAGGTGTTTGATTTCCTGTCTTTGGAACAAAATCTGGTGCAACTTTTCTAACATCATATGCTTCATTAAAGACCATTATAGGACTTCCCTTCACTACAAACGGATAGGATGGATGTGTTTTTATTGAGGTTGTTTTTCTGCTGTCTATAACATCGCTATTCTTATCAAATTGAATCGCTGATACAATATCACCATATTCAACTTTAGATAATGCAGGGTCGTTAACATATTCAGACATGGTTATTCCATGTCTTGAGTTTCTATTCTTAACGTTATCACCAAAATCAAACCTTGGTATTCCAGTTTCTTTTTCCATTCCAGCGTTAAACAACTTACTATAGAATCCATTTCTTGACTCATAGTTAGTTGCTTTTTCTCCACTATATGGAAATAATTTTGATAAATCATTTATGTCGTTTACTCTGCCTGGAAGACCTTTAGATTGTAAGTAATCTGAGTAACTTGTACCTTTCTTGTACGAACTTTCCAATACTTCATTTATTCTGTCCAAAATAAATTTTGAGTCCGCTCCATTGTTTACTGCATTGTAAACTTCTTTGATAGCATATTCTTGAAATGAATTACTACCTAAAATTCCTGAACCAGCCTGACTCATCACAAGCCCAACACCATCAGTTTCTTTTGCTTTATTTAAAACTTTTCTGGCGTTTGCTTCATCAGTGAAAGCCCATGCACCTTGATCAAGATATGGATACAAAAACCCACCCATAAAGTCATGTTCTACTCCAGTTGGAGACATTATTCGTCCAGTCACTGCTTGATCCGCTGCAAATATGAATGCTCTAGCACCATCAAGGTCACTTAGTGTACCACGCTTTATTTTGTTTACGTCCACACCTAATCTGGAAACAAGTTGTAAATCTATTTTTCTACCAGTTGGTTTATCATTCTTCGCTGATATTACAATAGACCCTAATTCCTGACCAGCTTCTATGTTTTCACCTCTACTTACTTTCTCTAGGTTTTCTACGTTAAGAGACAGCACTTCCGCCTTAGTAATTTTCTTACCCTGAGAAACTTTACCGCTAAGAGTGTTTAAAAGATTTTTAATATTAAGATCTTGTATATCTTTATCAGTGAACAAGTCTTTCATTCCTAAAGCACGTGCTGTATTATTTACCCACTGCTTTATCTTTTGTCTAGTACTGGCTTTGAATTTAGTTTCTGACGCTGCTATTTTACCAAACAACTCACTAAGTCTTTCTTCATTCTGTATGCTTTCATCATACTGCTCAACAAAAGCCTCAATTTCAGCTTCTAATTCTGTGCCTGCAATGTCTGCTTTTATAGCATTAAGCATCGACTCAAGGCTTCCTTTGTACTTAGATGCATCAATACCAAATGCCTTCTTTAACAAAACATGAAAGGCTTCGTGTGCAGCCGTAGTTTTATCAGCTTTAGTAAGGTTTATATGTAGTATGCCATTGCTGTCGAAAGCACCTCTCGCACCTCCCTCAACTTCTTTTGCTTCTGGTATTGCCTGTTCAAATGATTCGTTATTTTCGTGGATTACCACACCCATTTCAGGGGCAATATTTTCTAATGCATTCTTTACATTTTCAACCGACTGAACTAATTCTAGTTTATCTGAATCTAGTGTTGGATCAAGTGAATCCTTATACTCTTGTAGCTTAGTATTGTCTGTAAGATCAACTCCATCTGCAATATAAGGTGCTTGAACTGTTTCTTGTACTTCGCCTTTTTCTAGCACAAACTCATTTGCTTTGGTATTTACTACTCTTTCTTTTCCAAATGAAGTTACAATATCATTTATTTGTTGCTGATACTCGTTAAATCTTTTTTGTAGACCTTCTATAGCTTGATTCTTTTGCTCTTCAGTTAAGTTAGTAGAATTTAAAATCTTAGGAATATAGCTATTCATTTCCACTTGCTTTTCATATAGAGTTTTAATTCTATCAGCATATTCTTGGGGAATGTTTTTAGCTATTTCATCTACAGATTTATTTATATCTCTAAGCTCTTCAACGTAACCGTTTCTAGTTTCTTTTAGAACAATCTTTTCTTCTACAGACAATGAAGGCTTTGTTAATTGATCTTCTATACTAGCTACTTCTTTTATCAATTCTTCCTGTCTCTGTTTTTGTTCGTCTGTTTTGACAGCTGATATAGTTTCGTAGCCTAGAGCCAATGTTTTAGCTCCTGCACCACCTACCATACCTTGTAATAGTGCCTCGATAGCAGGCTTAGATGTCATATACTCACCTAATATTTTCCCTACATCTCCTGGATCTCTTTTAGCTACAAGCTCATTCATTTTTTCTAATATAGCCTGGAAGTATTCGGTTCCTCCCTCAACCCCTGAGGCTATTGTAGCTTGAACAAACTTACTTACAACACCTGCACCTTTAGACATAACTCCACCCAAGACTTCGTCCATACCTAGCTTCTCTAGCCCATGTGCTAAAACACCAACCATTAAACCTGGCAAGATTTCTTGCTGTTTTGTTTTGTATAGCTCTTGTGTTGTTATTCCTAAGTCTTCAGCTTTAGATTGGTTGTACGATTCTATTGATCTAGCAATCATGTCAGTTGCTAAACCAACACCACCTGTAAATCTTCGTTGTATTGCACTGGCTCCAAAAGATGTCATGGCATTAAATGCACCTGCAATAAACTTACCTGAATTGTCAAGAGTTACTTCTGGTAGCTCAATAGACTGTAGACCCCCTGCGATCATTACAGGCATTCTAAATGTAGTCATGTCAGTAAACCCTAACGTGGGACCAACATACGACTTCATCTTCTGTATTTTTGCATCTGCCTCAGCAAAATAAGCGTCCGTATCTATATCAGTAAGTTGTTTTATTTCGTCTTTAAGATCTAAATCACCAACCTCTTTCATGAAAATACCCATAAGCCAGTCGGCATATGGCACGGTAGAAACTAATTGATTAGCTAAATTTCCCATGCTAGTAAATAAGGAGTCTGCTGTGCTTATCTCTTCTTTACCTTCGGCAACTCTTTGTAATCTTTCTTTTCTTTCTTGTCTAGCTTTAGCATCACCAGCAGAAACTCTGTAATCTTCTTCAGCTTCTGTTATTGGAAGTAGTTCCCCTTGATCTCTTGGCTCCTCAAGTTCACGGTTTTCTTCCTGAGCTTTATTTTCTACGTATCCAGAAAATTCTTCCCACGCCTTGTCAAGTTTCTCTTGTTTGTGCTGTTTAGCAATTTCGTTAGGATCAACTCCTGGCTCGTATCCGTAATTGAATACTGTATCTTCCTTTTGTGAAGGACCAAATCCAGTCTCGACTTGATTTTTTTTTTGAGTACTAACACTTTCATTTACACCTACGTGTGACTTGAATTGTTCTACAGTTCCCCTGTAACCCCCAGCTACAGCAAGCTCATACGCATCTGTACACGCCTCATCGTTGCTACAAAGTAACTGCATGAAATCATTCTTATCACCTTTATATCCTCTATCCCAAAAATCAGAATACACGTCATTGAAAAATGACTCGTTTCTAGCTGGCATCTTGGGCTCTGTTTGCTGTGTAGGTGCTTGTGGCGATTGTAAGTTTACGTTTTCTTCTTCCATTAGTCTACTGTGTAACTATTATACTTACCTTTCTCTTGATTAGCTTTTATTCTAGCATCTAATATTTTTTGCCAATCTTGGAATTGAATTGGATCTCTTCCAGTTGCGGTTAATATAGAATTGTAATCAGACATGTTTGCTGGTCTGTACTTTGTACGCATTGGCTGCTTTGTATACACAGGAACCTCTTTTCCACTATTAACATCATAAGTCATTTGTGGAGTTCCGTCTGGATTCATAGCAGGGACTTGTGCATCATATGCAAATTCAACTTCTACATAACCTGACTCTGCGTCTGCCATATCTCCCATCCACATAACATTTTGTGCTTTTGTTCCTGGAGGTAATTTGTTTGATTGTATGTCGGCTTCTAAGTTTATAAAGTCACCCCTTTCTTTTCCAGTTCCTAGAATGACATTATCCATGTTGATACCTTTTCCATCAGTTGGATAGTTAGCCACTACTAATCTGTCTTCATCACTATCAGTATATCTTCTTTTTTCTTGAGCTGATTTAGTCATTGGAGTTCTCATAGACTTAGCTCTCTCGACTGGATCGTCATATGGTTTAGAAGACTCCATAGCACGGAGCTCGTTCATAAGCTTGTTATTCAAACCTTCTTTTAAAGCGTCATCTATAGCTTTTACTTTCTCTGGATTGTCTTCGTATCCTAAAACATCTGCATCTTTAATACCCATAGCATCAAAGTCACCTCCTAGCTTTTTGAGAGCATCTAGCTTTTCTGTTGGAGATAATCCTTTTATAGCCATAGACATTAGCTCATCTTGATCTGGACTAAGTTTTCTTCCTCCTTCACCATCAGGCTGAGTGTATCTTGTGTATTCACGGCTACCAGCTCTGTATATGTCTCCAGCTTTTTCTAAACCTCTAATACGATCTGTCATAGAATTAAGATCAGCACCTGGCTCATTCTGTAACATACTTGTGAGCTTGCTCATTGGGATTCTAGTGGGACCAGTAGTTTGACCTGTGCCTGCATTAGATACTGTTGTAGTTTTCGTTTCTCCTATTTGTATTTTACCATCAACAACTTTTGACTCAATGCCTGTAGGAACTTTACTTGCTGTAGACGGATCTGCTTCTTCTCCTGGGATTCTTATTTCTACATTACCATTAGCATCCACTCCAAAAGCTACATTTTTTGTCATAGCTTCTAACTGTCGAAGCTTCATGTGGTCAGCCTCAGAGTCTTTACCTGCTTGTACTTTTGCATCAAGTTCTTTTTTAAAAGAGGAGATCTTATCATATACACCAGACTTCAAGTTTCCAATCTGTCCCTTCATTCTAGTGTTTCTACGTCTTACCTCATTTTCATCAATCTTACCCATTCGGTAAAGTTGCTGAGTCATTTCAAACTCTGACTTTAATACATTGGCTAACTTCTGACCTGCTGCATCTACATCAGTAATACCTGTATCGTCAAACTGATCTTCATATGCTAGTGCACCGTATAAGTCTTGTTGTTCTTTTTCGAAATCTTTTCTTGCTTGAGTAAATTTATCTTGAGCATCTTGCTCTCTAATTTTTTTCCTCTCTGCAATATCTCCAGCTCTAAATGCGATATCCGCAAACCCTGGCGTACTACCAGAACCACGTCTACCACCTGTTTGACCTTGTGATGCATAACCTGCTGCTAATGCTCCTTTTGCCATGTCTTAATTAATTTGATGTAAACGGATTAGTTTGATTAGAGAATCCTAATTTTTTATTGTAGGTAGGAGCTTGAAAGCTGCTTGCACCTGGCGTTCCCTGTCCTAATCCAGAAGCTATTGGTTGGAATCGAGTCGCATTTCCTATCTGTGGCATAAAACTACCACCTGAAATTGCTTGAGCTTCAGGACTAAGACCAGCAAAAAATTGTGATCCTGCTGCTTGTTTTTGTAATGCAGCTGTTCCTGCCCCTTCTATAACTGGTTTAGCGTCTGGAATTGCTTGTCCTAATGCAGCTGCTGAGGATGCTACACCTTGTATTCCTGTCCACATTTGCTCTCTACCAGCTGCCATCTCTTGACCAAGACCAGCAATCTCTGTTGATTCACGCTTCTCTCTCATCCCTCTAATGTTAGCTTCTTCTTGTGCAATTGCTTGTTGTCTGGCAGCCTCCTGTCTGTCTAAGTCTGCTGATATTTGTTGTTGCACCTGTGCTTGTTGAGCTCCTACTTGACCTGCACCTCCTACAATACCACGAACACCTCCAGACCTTAGAGCCTGTACAGTGCTTTCAGCTTGCCTTGTAGCTGATAAAGTTTGCATTTCTGCGCCTAAAGTAGACACCCTTAAGTCTTTAGCTACGTTTTGAAGTTCTTGTCTTTGGAAATTTTCTAAGGCTTTCTTCGCCTCCTTAGCTCTCTTAGCACCTTGTACGGCTTGTGCAGCTCCTGCTGCTGCCGAAATACCTAGTGCTATTGCTGTTGCTGTTGCTACTGCCATACCTTTAACATTTCAGTTACGTTATCATCTGAAACCAGATAACCTGATTTCTTATATTTATTTAGTAGGCTCTTGTTCTTTAATATAACATGAGCATACTTGTACCCTCTTTCTTCTGCCAGCATTACTATGCCGTCTATCAACAACTGTATTGCATCTGATCTGTCTTTTTCTTTGTATTCCTTGTTAGATACAACAAACTCTGTCAATGCAACTTTTGAATTTGTTAGGTAAATAAAACCTGCACAAATATCAACATCCCCTTTGGATACCATAAGTCCTCCAGTTCCATTCTCTGGGAGAAAATCTTTAGGAATTACTTCCCATCCCCAGGCTTTCCACCAGTCTACAAGGGTGTTTTCATAGTCCCCTTCAACTAGCCTTCTTATATTAAATTCCATTAATGCAAAGATACTAATTTATAAAGTACGGTATCTAGAGCGTATTTCATCGATGATGTGAGTGGATATAAGGTACTCTTTGTTAGGATCTAATTTATCTATTTGCCATTCAGGGTTTCCACACTTGTCATGCATCCACAAAAAAGCAGAGTATTTATATACACTTATCATAGAAAAGAAAGTATTTAACGCATCTTTCTTATCGGTTCTATAGTTAGTCCATTCAGGATTGTCCTTTTCTATAGCCCAAACATCACATATAGGACCACCATACCAACATCTGTCCCAGTAAGAAGCCACTCCAACGTGACTTTCATACAAGTATAATAAGTTTAGCGTCATGTTAAACTTTAGCCCTATGTCATGTAGGTGTTTCTTTATAACCTCAAGTGTTAGTCTTTGCCAAGAAAACTCATCTCCAATATAAACCGCATCTGTTCTAGAGGTAAATCTATCGTCATGTAGCATCTCTCTTATCATGTAATGCTCAGGATCAAAGTTAACCCAGCAATCATTTCTTGGGAAGATAGGTATGTGATCATATCCTCTAACCTCTCTATGCCTTCCTGGAATACAATCCTCTGGTGTTAGTTTATTGTAGTGACACGTATGCGGATCATATGAAGCACAGAAAGCATTTGACAATGTGCTTGGACTAGGCATAGTTCTAAAACATATGTCGTCTGTATCTATATAGCTACCCCCATATTTATAAAGTAGAAGCAGTCTAAATAAGTCTGACCTTTCTCTCGCTGAGGTTGAGTTATATATGTTTTTAATTTCTTTTATATTCTCTAGGTCTTCTATAGGACTATATATACTATCGTCCCACGTTACTGTTTCAATACTATACTTAGGGTCAAACATATCTTGTTGCAACGAATTTGTTACAAGGTATATTGGTCTGTTTCGATTATGATATCTTGCTGAGTACAATGCATCGTCCAGTATTTTTTTTCGCTCTGTAGATATTGGACCATCCCAGTAATAGATTAGATTGTGTTTATTTTTTTGGATCATATTTAGATTTGTATGTTTTTATATCTTCATCTTGTATCGGTCTAAACTCTGATTTATTAGAAGTAACAGATACCTTGTCAGTGTACAGATAAAGGTTTCTAATAAACCATCCATTTCCTTTTACATAGTTTAGTAAGTAGTCATCTCCACACGCTATCTTTAAGTCTTCTGGTATGTTTACCCAATTAGACTTCTTGATAAAAAACAAACAACCCCACCCCCATCCACGTTCTCTTCCATCTTGAGGTTGCTTGCCTATCATATAACTTCCATCTCCCTCTACCTCTGGATAATAGTTTGCTGAGTGCATTCCTATTACACCCTTATCTATATGTTGCTCGGCAAAGTCTAGTACATCAATTGAGTCAAAGAGTATGTCATCGTTTGCTATGCATATGTTTTCATTCTTTGCAGTATGCACACCTAGGTTCCAGGCAGGATTTACATAAATATTTTCTTTTTGTTCTAGCAATACAATTTTAGGAGAAGAAACTCTCAGTATTCTAGCTTCTGGATTGTTGTCTATGATTATAATTTCACTAACACGATCATCGTCAATCATGCAACTAAGCATGTAGTTTATTCTTGGTGACGCCCATAATGTAGGAACTACAACACTAAATGGCTGCTTTGTCATCTTTCTCTCTTATTTGACCGTAATAGTCTGCTATAAACTTAGGCTTTAAATGATATACGCCAGACTCTTTCATGTCGTTATCTACTCTCTGAAACATTTCTTCTTGCTTTACGTCTCCCATACCTGATATATGATACGTGCTCATACCCCATCTGTATATCATAGACATCTCAGGATACTCATGTATCTTACCGTTATGAAAGAATGTAAGCCAATTGTCTTCACCAAAAGACTGATCAATCCATTCTATTCTGGATATGTAATCTTTAGTATATATGTTTCCGTTGTTTATAGAACTGCCTCTGTCTTGATACTCGTTATTGCTAAAAAAGTAATGACCTTCTGATCTATAAACGTCAAAGTCTGGATTCTCTGTAATCACTTTCTTTGCATCTCTCAAGCTAAACTCTGTTAGCAAATCATCATCGTCTAGTCTAAACATATAGTTGTTTTTGGCAAGTGAAAATGCAAACTTTAGTTTTGCTAATATAGAAGGAAATCTTTCTGTGTGATTTATAATCTTCACTCTGCCATCTACACCGTCTAGTAAATACTTTACTTCTGGTGCGTCATTTACGATGATCATCTCAGTATCCTTCTCATTCTGTCTCAAGAAAGATTCTATAGCCTCTTCAAGTATGTGGTGTCTTTTGTAGGTTAGTGTTACTACTGATATCATGCTCCTGTTGTTATGGTTACGTACTCGCCTGTATCTGGATTAAGAACTTGTACAATGTGTTCTTCCTCTTTTCTCAAGGCTTCTTTAACCATTTCATAGTACTTATGTCCACAGGTATTTGTTTCGTAGGTTTTGTCTAGAGGGGGAAACTCGTTCATGTATAGTGCCTTAAAGAACTGTTTATCATTCCCAGCAACTACACCAGCGTTATGATAGATTGCGTTCTTGTCCCATTGGTCTATTCCAGAGGTAGACCAGGTAAAGTCTAGCTCAGGTATAACCATTGTTTGGTTTCCTCTTTTCCAAAGATTCCAAAGTACAGCCCACATATCAGCACACCATATCTGCACCTCGTGGTGACTAGGATCCGCCTCCTTCTTTTCTCCATTAAGCTTAGATATATCTACATATAATCTTGTACAGTCTCTTTCCACATCTCTCCAGTAGAACTTATCTATATTCTTAATCATATATTGAGCTCCTCCTGAATGATGCTGGTTTTTTCTGACTGTCTCCTCATCTATAGCCATGATAGTTAACATCTTCTCCAGGACATCTCTGCCCTTTGAGAGTATGTAGTCGTATCCTATATAAGATATGGTGTCTGATAAATAGCATATCTCATCTCTAGTTAACTTTTCTGTTGGCAATGGTTTGGTTAATGCAATATCACAGTCGTGATAGAATATGTGATGCTTATATAAGTCTGGATATTTGTCGAAATGTTTTTGTAATATGTGTGGTCTTATACTAGATATGTACCCACGTTCTGATCTAGTGTCATCGTAAAATTCAAATGTTACACCAGGATATTTTGTAACCATAAGTTCATAGTGTGGGTCTACATTTCCATGTATAGCACAAACTACATGAACATCTTCTAAGTTTACATTCTGTTTTCTGAAAGAGTGGAGCATGGTATCGATTTGCCATGCATAGTATTTAGTTGCTGGTTGAGCACAAACGTATTTCATAATTATGGGTAGCTTTTAGAGATCTCCGAATTTACGGCAAAAATCTCTATAGGCTCGGTACTATTGTTAATTAATTTAATTTCTGCATAGTACCCCTTCAAACCATAACTTTCAGCAATAGGATTTTTAGCGGAGAACATAAAGTCTCCTGGATTTACAACAACAGCTGACCCACCTACTGAGAGCGACTGATCTGTTCTTCCTGATACATTTCCTATAAACTGATATGAACCACCAACGGCTCTAAATAATGCGTCTCCAACAGATATATTGCTAGGGACAAGATTAAACGTGTAAGTTAAATTATCGAGTAGTACTAAATTTCCAATGCCTTGTACAGATAGCAACTCAGGTTTAGCTGCATCTGATTCATCACGTCTTATATATGAATAGTATAGACCTTCTTTTTCCTTGAATGATTCTTTGTTTACATGACCTTTGTCTAGATCCGTAAGTATAGTTACATCCCAGTTTCCGTTGTCTCCTTCTATTTCTATTGTCTTAAATATTTTAATTTCTGATGGCGATGCGTTAGATACAAAGGTAACCTCTGTATTGTACTCTTCACCATAGAATTTGTTTCTGGAGTCTTCGTTTGCATGATGTTTCCACAGCTGACCATCTTTAAATGTATAGAAGTCACTGTTCATGTTTATCATATTCTCAGGTAGATAAGAATAAAACGTAGTCCATCCTTTATTGTATTCAGAGAATGCTAATGTTTTTTCTTCGCCATCTCCTTTTATTGGATTTACATACTCGTCTAATATGCTGTCTGGTTCTATAGGCAGTGAGTACTCTCCAGAAGTCACAGGGTTAACTGGACACTGGTCTGTAAGATACTTTGGTCTATAGTCTGGATCTCCAGGAAGGTTGTCCTTAACCTGGTTGGTTGCCTTACCATTTACATATTTTCTGAGGCGTTTTACCTCCGCATAACCTGATCTATACTTCATACTACAAAGATACTAAATTAACACTTATCGTAATCTGGAAGGTTCTTTGAGTTGCCAGTCTCAACAACAAAACCATCTTTAACAAGCATATAGTTATTGTTTTCTATATCAAACCACATAGGCTCCTCACCTTCAGAACCGAAATAGGTTACTATGTCTTCCGCCAAATAATATCCATCTAAGTAAGGTGTGCCATAAACATCTGCATATAATTTAACGCCTATTGTGTTAATGTATTTTGCACCCCTTGGTGGGAAAAATATAAGTCTTCCTCCGTAGTCTGGTGGATTGTTCTCCTGTACGTATACATTATTCCAGGTATAAGATGTTGGAATAGGAATAGCGTAATCAGTTACATAAGTAGTTAGATCTTGTATAGTTTTTCTGTTTGCTTTTGCAGGAACATCGGCTCTATCTTGTATGTTATAAAACACGTTTCTCTGTACAGTTCTCATTACAGCATGACCATCCTCTGATTGATCGTTTGTAAACAAAAACCAAGTGGCATCAAATCCATGGCTTGCATAAGTAGCTTCATCGTATAAAATATCTTCATTCACACCTTCGTTTATAACTTGATTAGGTGTGCTTGGAATCACAACTGGGTCACATATAGACATTACAATAATGTCAAAAACTCCATCAAGCTTTACTAGTTCTCCAGTGTACTTAACATACACAATTGTAAAAGGGCTTTGTGAATAAAACTCTGCTCTTCTTACATACCCTGGTGCAACATCGTAATTTAAATTAGCACTATCGGTGTATGCTGAATAAGATATTTCTATCACAGAACTTCCGTCAACAACTGTAGGTGCCTCTGGTTCAGGAAGTACATCAACTCCCCATGGTCTAGTTATATACAATCTAGGTTGTCCATCTGGTTGATTATAGTCCGCATATATGTTGTGGATGGGCAGTCCATAATATCCGTCAGAAAGATAGTCTGGGTTTGTTGTAGAATCTACATCTGTATAAGTGTATTCTTGGTCTACTGACCATGAATCTATCAGTCTGTCGTATGTTGGAGGAGAGGTTGCTATAGACTCTGACAGATTAAATAGTCTTGGTTTGACTTGAAATCCTTCTCTTATTAAAGCATACCAGTTTCCGTTTGGTGCAGGCATTACATTTAGAACTTCAAGGTTAGGATTGTTATCACCATCAACATCAGATGGATCATAAGATATTGGTGTCCATGTTACAAAATCATAAGTAAGCAAATAATTAAGTGAAGAATATCCTCCCACTTGCAATTTAAACTCACCAGTGTATGGGTTAACATCTAATCCATAACTCCATGTTTGAAAATCGCTACTAGTATAAGTAACATTATCAGTAGTCGTTAAAGATGTCATCTGTGTCCACGTCTGACCCCTGTCCGTTGTTGTATAGTAATGGTAGTCACCGTGTTGTATTATTCCCTTTTGACCATATGCTGCAAGCTGCCTCACAGGGCTTGTGCTCCAAGCTAAAGACGTTTGTGAAACTTCATAAGTAGCCCAGTTATTACCATCTGACATAACTGCTTGATTGGCAGGGAGTATCCACGACTTTCTACCTGCGCTGAAATTTCTACTCTCCATAATCCATAAGTAACCGTCTGTATATTGAAATTTTGGATTGCTACTATAAGACGTATATGCGCTTGCGTTAGATAAAACATTCCAGGTTGAACCAAAATCTAAGCTATATATAAACTCTGGATTTCTTTTTGCTTCAAGATGTATAAATGGATCTATTCCGTTTGCCTCACAATTTATACTATATATATATGTAGAAGTATCTGGATGCGTATATAGTGGCGTAAAATTAGTTCCGCCATCTGTACTTTCAAATAAGACCCAATCCTCATCAACCGCTGATACTGGTCCATTAATGTCCCCAGTTGCAAATATCTTGTTTCCGTATGGAGCCATTCTATATGGTGATAGACCAGCAGGCGTTTGTGCTGCACTGTTTCCTGTTGATGTTGTTGTTTGACCTACTATATCCCAAGAATACCAGTAGAAAGTGCCAAAATTTGGATCTTGACTAACATCATATCTTGCATTATGAAACAATATATTGCTTCCATAAATGATAGAATCGCCTCCATAGGCAGTATCATAAGGTCCTATTATGCTGCTTGTTAATCCTGAAGGAACGCCAAATGTTGCTTTATCTTCCCAACCCTGAGGCACCACACCAGTAAACCAGCCTTCTTCATTTTTTATTTTTACTTCCATCACACCATTTACCAGCCTGTTATTTGTCATAACATTGTTCTGATAGTTTGCACTATCATCTGTATGACTTGTTATAACAATGGTTCTTCCATTAAAGTAAAAAGGACTTGGATATTTTTCTGGGTATACGTAGGTGTCTCCAGTAACTGAATGCACTTGACTTATTGTAGGTAGATCTGTGTCTGTCCAGTTAAGACCAAAATTCCAAGATACTGCGTATTTATCTTGAGTCGTAAATAAACACATTCCGTTATCGGAAATAGATAATGGCATATTCTGATAAGGACCGCTACTCATAAAGAGTACATCGTCATAATTAAAGTCTACACCTTCATAAGTAGGAGGATTCCCTAGATTGATTTCCCTAGCCAATACTGGTCTTATTTCTCCACCATTACCAACACCTTGTTCACTTAGGAATCCTCTAAATAGTCCCCACTGGCTAAATGTAGACTGCGTAGGAGAAACCATTCTCGGCAAAAAAACAAATATATAATCTTTGTCTATGTCGACCCAAAGCCTACCTCTGTTAAAGTTGTCTAATCCATTGTTGTATAAGGTTTCTATGTCTTCAAAATCATTACTATGATTTGGTCCATCCCATATTACTTTATAAAAAGTAGCTCCATCATCAACCGACTTGTATATTAAATTTTCATGATATACCGAATAATTCCTATTTATTAAGGCATACCACACATGATTTTCGATATTGCTATCATAACCAGCATAGACTATGTCATTCCAATATGTGTAAGGTACATAAGTTGTGTCTCCGTTTTGTTCAGTTATTGTTTGCCATGTTTCACCTGCATCAAAAGATATTCTAGGTATTGTGTTTGTGTTACTATTATTGTATGAATAGTGCATCGATATCCATGTGTTTTCACGAGTAATTAATTGTCCATAAGGTTCAATGGCACTTGTTGTACTGTCGTTGTTTTTTATTGTTCTACTTTGTGATATCTTAGAAAATGAATATCCATTTGTGGTTGACCATAAATATGTATTACCTTCCTGTGACTTATATAGAGGACTGTACCACGCTCTGCTACTTGCAACAAACTCACAGTCTCCAATTTTAGACAAATATGGTTTTGATGTTCCAAAACTGTGTCTTTTAAAAAGATAATTAGGTGCACATGAATCCTGATATCTAATCCATCCGTATGTACTTCTAAAACCATCTTGAAATATCATAGTAGCTTTGTCAAAGTCAGCTGTAATTGTTATTGCAACATTACCCCAATACATATCTACATTTCCTGTATATAAACTATTGCTAACAAAAACACTTTTACTTAAACTACCAGTAACAGTTATACCTGGATTTTCTGAATACAATGTGAATGCATCGTTTTCTTCATCAATATAATAATCGTATGTTGTTTGATACATTCCAGCAAACAAAAAAACTGCATCACTTGCATAGGCTCCTGTATAGTTGTTTTGTCCAACGTTTATAGTGAAAGGCGTTATTCCGTTTATTCTCGGAGAACCCCCTTGACCTGTGAAAACAATATACTCAACCGTAGGCAGGCATGAAGCTATAATTTTTTTGGTGAAAAAGTTTATATAAATTTCATTACTGTTATCGTCAGTTGGATCTAGGTCTGGTATGTTATACGATAAAGTAACTGTAACTGTTTGTGTTCCATGAACACCAGTGCCATCTCCATAAAATTCTGAATAATCATTTCCATAGGTAATTGTCATTGGACCATTATTAGTGGTATCCCACTCTTCTCCGCTTATCGTATATATCTGTGGAGCGTTTGTAAATATATATCCTTCTTGTGGCTTAAAAGAATATACAAATTGACCTGATTGATTTTCTCTTAAACAAACTTTATGTATTGTTGTTTCTGCCATTTTATTTTGCTTTTAAATCATATTTATGGTAATATAGTAGTAGTCGGCAACAATGTAGTTGTTGTTGTGTTTACATAAGATAAATCCCAGTCATTACTGTAATACAATACATTTTGTTCGCACTCAAATCTACCAATAACTTTAGCGTCTTCATATCTAACAAAAATAATATTCGTTATAATTTTTGGGTCACCATTTGTTTGCATTATAGCAAAGTAATTATCTAAATTAAGACCTTGGAAAGAATTAGAACCTCCACTGTAATTATCTGTTCCATAACTTATGCCTGATCCTGGAAGCGGTCCTGTATAAGTAGCATTTGTTCCAAAGTAACCTCCCTCTGTGTTATACGAGAATCCTCCTGAAACACTAGTAGCAGAATTATTACAATAAGTTGACACTAAATTATAAACATCAGAAGTTGTTGGGTGACTTGAGAAGTTTACTAAATTTGACCAAGAGAATGCAACGTTTGCTGGCTGTAGTGTTTGACTAAACAGATCCATTTCTATATTAGAGTTTGGAGTCTGATATAGCATTTGTGCTGGATCAATCACAACTTCAAAACATGCGTTTGCATCAAAGTTTGGATCCAATGGATATGCATCTATATTGTCTGGAGTTCCATCGCCATCATCATCATCATCTAGATAATCTGGTATTCCATCACCATCAGTATCTATTGTAGATGTTGTAGTTGTCGGCTGTACCGTGGTTGAACTTGTAGTTGGTATTGCTGTTGTAGATGAGGTTGTTGTAGGTGCAATTGGACAATCTACGTTTACATACCATGCAGTTCCTGTAAGTGGTGCATACACTTCTATATCTAAATATCTATATGAGGTGTTTTTATACCATCTTATTTGTAAAGCATCTTGTTTTGCTGTAATAGTTTCAGTAGGCAATCCTGCTCCAGTCAAGTAGTTGTTGAGTTGCGTTTGATAGGTTATGTCTCCTATATATCCAGTATCATAAACTACACTACCGAGTCTTTTTACAATAAACTTATCTGGAATAGCAGATGCTTGCACTGTCATATGAACCCATCCAAGACCATATCCTAAATCTATTTTAAGTGCACTAGGAAATGCTTGACCACTAGTGTAATTAAAACTAGCTGGACAGGATTGTAAATTGTACGTCAAAGTAGTTGTTGGAACAGCTGGGTCCGTAGTAGTTGTATACGTAGACGTTGTGGTCGAATTACAAGAGATCTTATCTAATACCTGACCATTTTCATCTATCTTTAATAAAAACCTCTCATATTGGTTTGGACTATGTGGGTAAGTAAGATATGCTGTTGCTATAAACCATGAGTATGTTGTGCTTTGTTCTAATGCACCATCAAATGCACCGTGATTCATTGTTTTAACATAATCGCCAACTGAGGGTACTGTACTAGAACCTGTATGTCTCATTTGTTTAATGTAGTAGCCAGCCTCACATAAACTGCCTAAGGAGTAATTAGTAGATCCTCCATATGTAACCGCATTAACATGTGACTCTAAAGAGTACCACATAAATCCATATGCATCAGCACCAAAATAAAACACATCTAAAGTAGTTGGTGGTGGTTCCGTAGTTGTAGGCTCTAACGTAGTTGTAGGTTCTAACGTAGTTGTAGGTTCTAACGTAGTTGTAGGTTCTAACGTAGTTGTAGGCTCTAACGTAGTTGTAGGCTCAAGTGTTGTTGTAGGTTCAAATGTAGTTGTGCTGGTAGGTGGTGATAGCGTTGTAGTTGGTAGTAATGTAGTGCTAGTCGTTGGGGATATAGTAGTTGTAGGCTCTATAGTGGTTGTTGGTTCAACGGTAGTTGTTGTAGTTGTTCCTGGACAAGCAGGACATACGGCAGTAACATATCCATTGTTATCAATTCTAATAGCATCCTCTACATATCCATATCCAGAATTTGTTCTTACAGCGTAATACAAATTACCTCCATATAGTGGAGATGAATTTGATGCAACATATATTCTGTCTCCAACGCCAGGGAGTCCAACACCATTCCAGTAAATATTAAAATTATAGTGAGTGTATTGATCACAAGTTGCGTCACAATTAACGAAGAATGTTCCGTTTCCATAATTGTTTTTAGACCCTAAGTACAAGTCAGTTCTTTGAGTAGTCGTACTGGTAGTAGGCTGCTCAGTAGTAGTCGTAGTAGGTTCTAGAGTTGTACTAGTCGTTGGTTCTATAGTCGTACTTGTGGTTGGCTCTAAAGTTGTTGTTGTAGGCTGTAGAGTAGTACTTGTAGTAGGTGGTGCCGTTGTTGTAGTTGTTGGGCACGGACCATACATAGATATTATTTCACCATTATTATCTATTCTTACAACATATTCTATAGGAGCACAAGTAAACCCTGGTCCTCCAATCTTTAAGGCTACATGAGCTGCACCTGTTGACGCTCCAGAAGTAAGCTGTACATTGTCATAAACAAAATCACCTATTTGTGGCTCTGCTCCACTACCAACCCAATAGTAATCATTAGTAAAATAAAAAGCATCGCTAGTACAATAGTTTGATTCACTTACTTTTGTGCTACTAGAGCTGCCATCTATACAAATGTTAGGTCCTATTCTTACAATTCTATAGCTACCAGAAAATGTTGTACTAGTTGTTGTAGGCTGAATTGTAGTAGAACTCGTTGTAGGTAACAATGTTGTAGAACTCGTTGTAGGAAACAATGTAGTTGAACTAGTAGTAGGTAACAACGTAGTTGAAGTAGTAGTAGGTAACAATGTTGTAGAACTAGTAGTTGGCTCTACTGTGGTTGTACTAGTAGTAGGTAACAATGTAGTTGAAGTAGTTGTACTTAAACTAGGATCTGTCGTTGTACTTGTAGTAGGCTCTAAAGTAGTGCTAGTAGTAGGCTCTAATGTTGTAGTAGTAGGCTCTAGTGTTGTAGTAGTGGGCTCTAATGTTGTAGACGTAGTGGGCTCTAATGTGGTCGATGTCGTTGTCGACAATGTAGGATCAATCGTAGTACTAGTTGTTGGCGATAATGTAGTAGTAGATGTATACTGACTACACCAGTGTATAGAAACTATGACACCATCTTCATCTATTCCGTATACAGTACTGCTATAGACCTCATTACAATTTAGGTTTGTGACAACATATTTAACTCCGCCAGCAACACTATGCGACATAGGTTGATTTGTCTTGTCTTTTATTAAGTCACCAACTAGAGGGAACACAAATGATCCTTCCCAGTATCCTGTAACTAAACTTGTCTGATCTTCAAAACAAGCTGTTATATGATCGTTATAAAAAAGAACTTCTCCTTGAGCATCCTCATAGTAACATAATTCCTGTGGAGGTTGTGTTGTTGTACTTGTTGTTGGCTGTTCAGTAGATGTAGTTGTTGTTGGCACATCTGTAGTAGTACTAGTTGTTGGAACTAGAGTTGTAGATGTTGTCGTACTTATCACAGGAAGTAGAGTTGTACTCGTTGTAATCTCTAAAGTAGTTGATGTTGTCGTTGGAGGGCTAGTAGTGGATGATGTTGTGGTGCTAGGTGACTCTGTAGATGTAGTAGTCGTTGGCTCTAACGTAGTACTAGATGTAGTTGTAGAACAAGTGTATGCATCAATTACATATCCACTTTGATCAACTTGTATTGCTCCAGACTGAGAGTTTGCTGTATTTGAGTTTCCTACAGCAAACCAACAGTTTCCTCCCTGTAATATAATTCCATTTGTTCTTCTGATAATATCTCCGACAACTGGAAGAGTATTTTCTCCATTATGACAAGCCTGAAACAACATTTGTGTGGCTGAAGAACAAGCTCCTAAACCTGAAGAAAAACAATACGGAGATGTACCATTACCTGTTCCTATGTAAAAGTCATTACAAATAGGTAGCGTGGTGCTTGAAGTTGTACTACTTGTACTAGATGTTGTACTAGATGTTGTACTTGATGTTGTACTTGATGTTGTACTAGATGTTGTACTTGTAGTGCTTGTAGTTGAACTTGTACTAGTGGTTGTTAACGTAGGATCAAGCGTTGTGCTTGATGTGCTCGTTGTTGGAGTTGATGTTGTTGTAGACGTTGTACTACTCGTACTTGTTGTGCTACTTGTGCTGCTTGTACTAGAAGTAGTTGAAGTCGTAGGAGGAACACAGCTATTTTTTTCAGTAACTGTACCATCAAACCCAACCTTCATTGTTGCCGTTTGACTTCTTGGTGCAGTAGAGTTAGATATTGCGTAATAGTAATTAAATCCTACGAATACCGTACCGTCCATTTTATAAACTGTATCTCCTTCTTCTGGAAGTACGCCAGTACCGTTATGACAAAGTTGTTGTAAAGTGTAATCTGTATTGCCACACGCATCTACATTTGTTGTGTAGTATACTAGATTTCCATCCGCATCAGTGCCCACAAAGAATGGGTTACAAACAAACTGAGTTGTTGTAGATGTAGTAAGGTTAGGATTTTCTGTTGTTAGAAGAGGAAGGGTAGTACTGGTAGTAGTATCAAAAAAAAAAATCCGTAGTCGTACTCGTTGTAGGTTGCTCTGTAGTTGTGCTTGTTGTCGGCTCTAGGGTGGTCGAACTAGTGCTTGTTGTACTAGTTGGTGGTGCATCGTCATCGTATATCAGCTCACATTCAACCAGGTCAGGTCTCCACTCCGTCAGCGTTTCTTGTAGTGTTACAATAAGCTCTCTAGTATGAGGATCATATCCAGATAATATTCTTTTTGAACTTTCTGATTTTAACCTATCTCTAAACCAGTCATTCATTCCATAATCCGATATCTCTTCAATACCGTCTCTTGAAAGTCTACATACTGATCCACGTCTTTCGTCTACAAAGTATATTCTTGTGCCCCACAATACTACAGAAAACTGATGTCTAGTTACACCAAACTCTCCTGAGTAAGCTACAACAGCTCCTAGTATATCTGAAGTCGAGGTTACACTTCCAGAGCCATCGGCATTATAAAGTACATTTTTGTTTATAAGAACTCTACTAACTCTGTTTTCCTGGAATACAATAAGGTCTGTGTCTCTAGGTATAATTTTATTTATATCCCCAAACTTATCGTCCAAGTCCTTGTAATTTAGTTCAGCTAAATTAAAGTCATTTAAGGCGTTAAATTTAGTTGACTGCTCATATGTTCCACTATAAGTTAAAGAAGTCGTTCTGTATGATCTCTTGTAGTCTGAGATGTTTGATAGAGGCTTATTCTCAAGCTTATATTTAGGCGAGTTGAATAGGTCACGTATCTTATAACTTTCAACGCAGTTACCCCATCCCCATGCGTTATAGAATGGAACGGTTATAGATGCTGCTGTTGTGTTATCTTGATTAGTATTTCCAGAGTGATATCCTTGAGAGGTGATGTCATAAGTGTAAGGAACCTCATAATACAAAGATGCATTATCCTCTACTGGTTTTGTCTCAAAACAAAGTTCATCACTTGTTGCTCTGATTACAATTCTTGACTTTAGATTTACTTTAACTCTTTTGTCAGCAATACTGTTTTGAACTCCAAATGATCTAATGATCATGTTTAATGGATCAGATATAGACCTTGTTATCGTAGTAGATTCTTCACCGTACGTTCCTCTTTCAAAAAATATTCTAGACTCTGTAAACTCAGTGTCAAATATTGCTTTTACTCCACTAGCCTCATGATACCACTCTTCAATGTTCGCATAATTTCCGTCTGCAACAAACTGATAAACCCAATTTTGTGTTTCTTCATTGTACTCATCATATTCTATATTAATGATAGTACCAGTTCTAATCTCTTGATTGTCTATTGGCAATCCTGGAATAGTTGGGTATGCTATTTTATTACCATCATAATCAGGACTACTTGGCTTTAAGTTTATTGTCCATCTATCGTTGGTATCGTGACCAGTGGCAAGCGCAAAGTTTGCTGTAATCCCATCCACAAGAGTCTGTGCAGAACCTGCTGTGATAGCAACACCAGTAGCTGATTGACCAGCTGTAGCTGCATCATCTAAATAGTCTATAGTCCATGAAATACTATCGAAAGTACTAACACCGTCTCCAGTTCCGTCTATAGATATCGTAAGTCTTGCATACTCTGATCCTGTATAAGTTCCGTCAATAACTACATCATTTTGATTTGAAGTAGTTCCATAATAAAATGGATTAAAAGTTCCATTAGGATTAGAAGATTCAGCATCGATTGCTGCATTTGCACTTCCATATCCGTCTAAAGGATTGTCTAAAGAGTTAGAACTATCATCATAGTCATCACTTTCGTATATATCATAATCAGATATATTCATTCTAAATCCTACAGGTTTTATAACCATATAGGTCCCTGACACCTGTGCAATTGCTGGATCTCCAGACTGTGGATACTGATCGTTTTCTAAGAAATTAATTTCTTTCTTTACAACATCTAGTATTTTAGTCTCTACTAAATTTGTTTTCTTTCCTCCTGTATCTGATTTAACTATGATAAAGTCTCCAGCATTTACCTTGTCTATATCGGATGTATTTAACAACACATAAACTTGTCCAGTGTTTGAGTCGTTATAAAAAACAGAAGGCAGTATTGTGTGATAGTCTGTCTTAGTTTGTTTTACAAATACTCTAAAATGACTAGCAAACTTAGGTGGTAGATGATTAATACTAAGTGTCAACCTGTTCTCTTCGTCTGAAGATGAGTTAGGCACATAAACAGTATTGTTGTCGCTTGTTAGAACGGTAGTTGATCTACCAAATTCATCTAAATAGACTAATCCTAATTCATAGTCTCTGTTAGTCTTTACGGTACTGTATGCGTTTCCAATATCTGCATCCGCAACCTCTGTCCCTGTATAAGATGCCGTAAAATCTAAATCAACCTTTTCTCCGTTACAGTTTACAAGGTCAAAGTTTTCTGTGTAGTTACCATACACAATTCTATTACCAACAAGATTTTGAGTTCCTGCTGATATAGGCACATTGTCGTAGTATCTCCTTAACTCTCTAGGATCTAATACACCATATATCTTATTGTTTTCAAAAGTGATTGACTGGTCGGTATCGTCAGTCCAACCTTTTTTGCTTTTGTTATATGTGTCTATAATAAATAGAGTCTCATCACCAGCAACCTTGAATATGACTTGAACGTCAGTTACTTTATCACCACCTACATTAAAAGTAACATTAGCCTGATTTATCTTGTTAAGCATAGACTCATTAGAAGCTATGCTGTAATCAAAGTTAAAGTTGTAGGGATCAAAGGCAACTTGACTAAAAGGTGACAATGGGGAAAACTCCCCTAATTTGTATTTATATCTATATGCAAAATATACAAACTTCTCTTTAAGGTTGTTTTCGTAAGCTAAGGTGGACGTTTGTAGAGATAAGGTAGGGGGGTATACAGGTGGCTTTACAATGACTGTAACGTCAGATAAAACAAAATTATTCTCTCCCCATGTTTTTGCATCGTTTACTTCTATTCTTTTTGGTTGCGTTACGCCATCAGTGAAGAACAAAATAATACGATCATTGTCGTTGTCGTATAATACGTTTGACTCAATGTAGTTTGACTTAGAAAAGTTTAAAACATTTTCGTTGCCAACCCTACTATCTTTTAGCACGATAGAAGAAATATTATTGTCTTTATCGTATTCAGCAATATAAGATCCGTCATCAGATCTTACAAACCAAAATATTTTATTGAGAGAATCTTCTGCTACTGAACCTAAAGCAACTGGATTGTTACCAAAATCTAATACTGTTGCTGTGCTACATATTTGTTTGTACACAAAAGCATTAGGTTCTGTCATTGTATCGTGGTACTGACAGTCTATACTAATAGTATCGAAATCAGATTTTATCTTTAATACAACTGTACCTGAGTAAAATGTGTCACCATTTATCTCGTTTGTTGTAGTTGCACTTGTAACCTCATAAGAGTCTGCATTTCCGTTGTAAAATTTAATAGGGTGCCCACTATCTACATTAAAGGTGTAATTACCTACTCCTAAATAATAAGGTGCATTGTCATGTAAGTTTTCTCCATTAAATAAATATGATCCTCCATTTCCAGTAACTGTAATATTACGAACCATACAAGTGTCCGTTCCTACAGTCAAGGATGAGTTTGATAATGCATTCTCCATAGCACCCATACCTGAGCCTGCTGAAGTAAGCACATTGGCGTTTAACGCATCTCTGTATTCACCCTGCTGGACTAGACGCTCATCTGCGTCTTTATTCATCTTACCAGCCTGAAATATATTTTTAGCTTTTGCCATTATTTAATCCACTTGTTACGTCCTTTCATAATCTGAACTAAATCAAAGGGGTGTATGTTCATCATACGTATCTTCATATTCTTCATTGCAGCAAACGCTTCGTTTTTAAATCTTCTCACAATGTACTCTTGAACTCCGAACTTGTAGGCAACTATAGAGTGTGCTATGTACTTATACAAATAGTCTTCTGCCAACTTATTCACCTTTAACTCGTCTTCTGTCAGATATGAAACTCCGTCTGTAATGTATTCGATTATAACTACTTTTCCTTTTACCTCTGAACTAAATCTTATAACACCTAACTTCTTGTCTAGCGTGTACATTCCGTTTACATTGGCACGACCTGTGTTCATACCGAATCTGCCTCCTATGTACTCGTCTGTTAAATTGTCTTGACTTTCTGCGATATCTCTAGTCGATGCATTTTTCTCATTCAACTTTATATCCATAAAAGGCGTACCCTCTTGAGCCTCTCCGTCTGCGTTAAATAATACATTATAGTCCTCGTCTTGCAAATATGCTTTTGCAATAGTAGTTGTGCTATCATACATCAATGGATGTAGGTTTCCATCCTCGTCAACCCAAGTTAACCTAACTAGACTAATAAAATCCTTTGGAAGTGTTAGCTGCAAATCACCAGGCAATTCGAGCTCTAAAGACCTTACCTCTTTTAAGGCATCATAATGCAATTCTTGCAAGCCTCTTTTTGCGTGGAAGATTACGTCATAACGCTTAACGTTAGTAAGTGCCTTGTCATCTCCTACATAAAAAGTGTAGAAGTTATTGATTATATCTGCAAGCTTAACGTACTGACTGTCTCCCCAGTTAGCACTATCCGAATAATATTGTTGATCTGTTAGTGCCATTTATTACATGTTTTCTTTTTGCGTCTCCTGCTGATCAATACCTTGAGCAAGCTGAGTGATTTCTGTTTCACGTATAGTAACACCAGCTAGTTTTAAAATCTCCACAACAAGTTTAGGCTCATCTTCTGTAGCTAACTCAAAATCTTGATAGTCTAACGCAGATGCATTGAATACAGGTTGCTCAGAAGTACCAAAGTCTGACGAATATGTCCACTTAGGAGTTCTGAGTTTTCTTATGTATACAATATCCACTTCGCTTGTTATGGAATCTGGTTTTACAGTAATAAAGTCATCAATGTCTATAAATACTGGAAACGCTTCTGTTGGGGCAGTAAGGTTCGAGTTTATTAAATAAAGCTCTTTGCTTTTTTCCAGCTCTTCTACTTCTTTGTTGTCGTATCTTACGGATAGTAAATGATACATGTCAATAGGCTTAGAGTATTTTTGATTTGCCTGAGCAACCGTAGTTTTCTTAACAAACTTTTCAATAGTTCTCCTAAGCATAGCCTCTTTATCACCATAAGATTCACCTCCACGTCTATTGTTAGTCATAGTGATAAGCCTATTATACTCACTAAAATATCTTGAAAACAAAGTCTCTTGTGCATGCTTTGCATACTGATTAAATTGATCAGGGGTTAAGAAACCTCTGTTCTCTTTATTCAGTACTGTCAATACGGTTTGTCTTACGTGATTGATCATTTTAAAATCTTTATACAAAAATACGAAAAAAGGGAAGGCACATTTTAGCACCTCCCCTTATACTCGCAGATATTTATTATCGCTACAGCTTGTTCTGAATGCCTTGTAAGACATCGTTTCCTTCATCTGTTTTAAAGAATGATGCTAACGCTGAGTATGCATTTTCACCAAAGGGAACTGTAATGATTTTATCCTTAGTCTTATCGTTCCAGGTAACTGTTCTGTTATCATCTGAAATTTTTATAATACCAAACTCTTGAGCCCTAATAGCTAGGTTTCTTAGTTTTAAGTTCTCATCATTTGCTAAAGAAATAAACCCTTGTGGATTATTC